CGTCACTTTGCGAGAGTGCCGAAGTCAAAAATGGTTGTTGTTGAATACAGAGGTGAAAAAAATGGATATTGAAGAATTAACATTATACTGCGCAGTAGCATTGTTTGGAATAGGGCTTGCTATCAAAATTTATAGAAAAATAAAACCAAAGGTTGATGAGGCACTTGCAGACGGTCAATTAACTCTTGATGAGGCAATAGATTTAGCAGAAACTCTTATTGATATTGCAAATGATTTGAAAACATTACCGACATATTCTGCGCTTAAGCGTATGCGCAAATCGGAAATACTTAACTTATGCGCAAAGCATGGTATTACTGCGACAGGAACGAAGGATGAGTTAATTACTTTATTAAAAGAAGGGGTGAATTAAAATGGCATATTATTGTAGTGTTGCCGATGTTGGTTCTCGTTTAGGACTTGATAGTGCGCAGAGAAGCAGGGCTTCTTCACGCATTACTCGTCATATTAGACAGGCTACAATTTACATAGACCAAGCCTTTCTTGAATATGGTCGGGATGAACCAAGCCGAGAGATAGGTGAAACTACATTAAACGGCGCAGTAGCCGCAGGTGCTACGAGCGTTATTTTAACAAGCGGCACTGATTTTGCTTCGGCAGGTAGCGGAAACATTGACGGCGATTCTTTTTCATGGACTGGGAAATCCACGCACACACTTACGGGTGTGACTGGTGTTTCAGCAGACCATTTAACGGCTGTAACAGTCCAAGAAGGCGAATTTGCGCATGTTCTGCGTGAAATTTGCGCAGATTTATCAGCAGGTCAATATCTTGAAGATGAAGGAACACACCAAACAGGCGCAGATGGTGGTTTGAGAGGAAAGTCCTTGCGTGAAAGAGGACAACATTCATTACAGAGACTTGCGCATTTAGGCAAGGCTTGATAGTATGACAACAATGACTCGGCGTGGAACATACAGTTCGTTCACCATAAATAAAAATGATAGACCCTTGATGGCCGCTTTACGCAGACTTCAACCTAAAGGTGAAAAAAGTCTTGATGGACTTATGGCTATCGCTCTGCGAGAAAAAACAAGAGAAGTTAAAACAGAGTTAAAAAAAATGGCTGGCCCTCTTGCATCGGTTTCTGTTCCTTCTCCAAGAGGTTTGCCTTATGGTAAATCCAAAAACATTCATACCAAAGTAGCAGATGCTTTGAAGGTGCATAAAACAAAAAAAATGGAATATACAGTGCATACTGGGGATAGTATTAGAGAAGCAGAGGTAGGAGTTCTCGGACAAAGAGGGGGTAAAATAGCACATATTGTTGCAAAGGGAATGGACTCTTTTCGTTATGGCAACCTCCCGTATTTAGTTATGTCTTCAACCCGTTGGTATATGAAAACAGGACAAGCGGGTTGGATTTCAACAGGAATGCGATTGAGAGCATGGCATCCCGGATTTAGCAAGACTATGGACTATATCGGTGAAATACAAAAGCGAGCCGTTCAACAAATAGAAGATGGTGCAAAATGGGCTATTAGAGGTGCGGCGATAGCATCCGGATTTAGTGCGCAAGAATCAATGGCTATGAATGTTGGTTCAACAAATATACGAACAAATACCGGCGGAACAGGAAAGTGAAATTATGACTGTATCAAATCAAAACGATTATTGGACTTCAAGACTAAATGGTATTAGTCCATTAACACCTATTGGTGATAATAATTCTGCATGGACTTTAAGCGTAGGCGATGCAGGCGATGGCGTTTCAAGTAATGGTTATTGGCGCATATCCTCGTCAAGCGGGGGTCAAACATGGCAACAAGCCGTCATTAACGATGATAATTCCCTCACTATAATTTGCGCTATTCACATTGAATCTATTCCGGATGATGGCGAAGTCATTATGGCACTTGATAACGGGACTCATAGAATTGAAGTCCAAAGCAACGGCACTTTTGATAAAGTCAAACTCGTCGGTGCAACTACGGCAGTCAGTGGTGATTTGGATTTGGGAATGCTTGAAGACGAACCCGTTCCCTGCATACTCCGCCTCACCCTTGATAGTAGCGGAAATGCTCGTCTCTATATGCGTGAAATTATTGAAGACGACGATGCAACACAGTATTACCTTGAGGTTACGGGCAAAAGTTCTTCTGCGCAGGGCGCTTTCTTTGGCACTACAACCGGAACGGTTGATTATTATTCTGTTTATTTTACTCCACATGGTTCTTACTCTCCCGATGAAATGGATATGACCGATTTTATTTCACATAGTATTCTGCGCACAGGTATGAAGGTTGTTGAGATTTTGCGCAGTAGTAATCGTTTGTATTTGAAAACTCATGTAAAGCCAAGTGGAATACTTTACGGATATGATTTGTCAAGTAACAGTATGATAAACCGCTACCCAACCCCAAGTGTGCATGTGATGATTCAAAAGGCTGACTCTCCGGAATTTTTAACTCTCGCTGGAACGAGAACAGAGCAACAATATGATGTTTTAATTCTTGTTACTACAAAGGGAACAAATTATGAAAACGCATATCGTCTCGGTGCTACTATTCTCGGAGAAGTATTTGATGAATTATACACTACTACTGGACTTCAAGGGGGCGTTGATAGTCTCATTTCTTATGATGCTAAATTTGATACTAAAATTGACGACGATGAAACCGTTTGCATCCATACAATGTCCTTAACATACATGAAGAAAATACGCATGTTCTTAAGAGAAGCATGATTATAAACATTTCAGTGGAAACATTGATAAGGCAAACAGTGCTTCATATTGAATATGGCGAATCACACACGATATGTCCGTTTAGCAAAAGAATCATCCTATGGCACAGCAATTGCTCATGGCGATGCTTCATGGGTCGTTGGCGAAGTGGAATCCGAATCCTTTCAACAATCCTATGATGTAATGAAGCGTAATGATATGAATTATTACGGTTCGGCAAAGGCAATTGTAAGCAAGAAAACCTCCGAAGGTAGCATTAGCATGGCTTTGCAACCGGATGGATTTACCTTTTCATTGATTCATGGTATTTTTGGTAGTGATGGCGAAGGGGCAAGCGCAAGTGATGCCCGAACCTTTTACGAGTTAGCCGCAACAACCGCAACAGAATTACCTTCATACACTATCGCAATTGGTCGTGACGATTATGAGCATATTTATGCAGGTCAAGTCATAGAGTCTATCAGTATTTCTGCAAGCGTTGGAGAATACTCAATGCTCACAGTAAATACAATCGGTGCAAAGCAAACATCATCCACTGGCGCACTAAAAACAGCAGTGCCAACATATACCGGCGATGCCGCACACTTTGCTAAGTCCTTCGTTAATTTTGATGAAGCGGCTACTTCAAGCGCAGGTGGGTTTTCAAATCTTGTTCAAAGCATTGACTTTGAAATCAAGACGAACAGGGATATTGATAACTCATATGCTCTAAGTGACGAAACTTGTATTCGTGTTCCTCCGACTACAATAAGAGAAGTCTCCGGTTCTATGACTTTTCATAAGTCTCTTCTATCTGCTGATGCAACCGAAGGCGAACCATACTTTGATGAGTTAATGGGTGCTACTTCAACAAACGCTCAAGGGCTTTCAAATCCCGCAGGTTCAACCGCCGCTATTTCAGTCCTCTTTGAAGTGGATGCAACAAATTACATACGATTTGATTTTTACAAAGTTCATTATGAAATGCCCGAAACATCAGTAAGTGGCAGAGACAGTCAAACAATGACTGTTAATTTTCAAGGGCTTTATGATTTAGGCGGCGCAGACCAAATGTGTGCAGTTACTTGCAGAGGCGCTGATACTTCTATTAACGCAAATTATGATGCTTGAGGTTGGTTGGTGATTTAGTATGCCAGCCGGAACAATTCAAGACAATGCAAAAATAGCAACACTTGTAGTCTATGGGACACAAGCGACTATTCATACCGCACTTGATACTGCGGTTTCAGCACTTGCAAATAATACATCAATTCATAGCGTGGATATAGTGCGCAAAGCAGTCGGCAATCAGTATATGGCTATTGTCCTGTATGAAGCACCTTGATGGTAAATAGTATAAGAAGAGAAGAGAAGAGAAGAGAAAGAGATGAGAGAATATGCCAGTATTGAAAAAAGAAATTGAATTAAAAGACGGAACGAAAATTTGGGTTCGCCAAGCCTCCGGCATGGAGAAACTAAAAATTGAAAATATCCAAGCGAGATGCTTTAGAAAGACTCGCCACTTCGGGACTGACCCGACAGAATGGACTGCCGAACAAAATGAAGAATTTGCAGACATGCTTGACGAAGCAGGCGGCGGAATGGCCGACCAAATTACAGCATGGATTCCCGTTTGCGTGACTGAACCCGCAGACTTTGACATTAACACCCTCACTTCCGAAGAAGTGCGTGACATTTTAGGATTTGTGCGTGGCGATACTTTGGAGGGTGCAGTCCCTTTGGGCTAATCCATAAAATTGCACCATCCCTATGTAGCACATTCAAAGGTATTACTCCATCCGAATTATATGAAAGATACAATGATGAAATGGGCTATGAACGGATGCAATTTGATATGGAAGTGGCAAGGGAAATAAGCGAAAGGATTACAGAACAGCACGATGCTTCTAAGGGTAAGGGTAACGCCAACAAAGCCGTTGCTCGCAGAAACCAAAAGAGGCAAGAGCGAATATCAAATCAAGAAATGGGCGGAATTGTAGGTAAATGGTTAAAAAAAGACGGTGATTGATTATGGCAAGAGCAGGTGCGGCAAGAGTCTTTTTTGATATTGTCGGAACATTTCAAGCCAATAAACTTATCAAAGACACCGCAACAGCCGCTACTGTTCAGCAAGCAATTATGGCAGATGCCGCCGCTAATATCGCAGACTCATTTGATGAAATGGCAAGTGCCGTTCTTGATGCAGTCGGTGAAATTACTGATGCTTTCTATGCGTATGAATCGCAACTTATTCGTGTGCGCAAATTCTATCAAGGTGCGCCCGAAGAAATAGAAAGATTCGCCGCTTCTGCAAGAGAATTAGGTATTCAATTCGGATTTACAGGTGAACAGGCGCTTTCAGCCGCCGCAAGGACTGCGCAATTGAAAAATGTCCTAAAGTCGCAAGAAGCAATTATTGAGGCTACGAGAGGCGGTCTTTTGATGGCCGCAGTCGGTGAAATGGAAGTGGAAATGGGTATGAATCGTTTGATTAACCTTGCGCAACAAACCGGCTTTATGTTGGGTAATTTAACAAAGGCGCAGTATGAACAATTAGGCGCAGAACAACAAGCAAATTTAGTGCGTGGAAATACTTTGCGTGTTTTAGACCAGTTAAACACTGTTGAAAATACCTCTGTTGCTGTAATGGAGGATATTACCTTCGTTCTTAACCAATTCGCAAGTCAAGCGCACATTGCTGGTGAATCTATCGGTGAAATGGCCGCTATGTCTGCGCTATTGCTTGAGACTGGTGAAGAAGTGAGCAGGGCTGGAACAGGTCTGCGTATGATTTATCAGCGCATCGGTAATGAGAATACAAAAGCAGTTAAAGAATTACAGAAGTTAATGGGCGGTGTATCTGCGGCAACAGTTACGCAAATGAAACTGACCGACATTATTACAGAAATTGGCCCTGCATACGCCGCAATGACCGCAGTTCAAAAGAGAAACCTTGCTGTATCAATTGCAGGTTCTCGTCACTATATCAAATTCCTCAAGTTAATGGAAAACCAACCTCGTCTTCTTGAATTACAAGCAGATGCGTATATTGGCACTTATGATGCTGTAACTGAATTTGAAAACAGAACAAACAGCGCAGTGTTTAGGATGGAACAATTACAGGCTATGATTGTAAATATGCAAGTGGATATAGGCGAAAAACTTGCGCCTGCTTATTTGACTGCCACAGAACACACCTTAACATTTTACAGAGCAATAAATACCCTTGCTGAAACTGATTATGGTTTGAATACCATGACAAATGTTATTCAATTATCGGGTCTCTATCAAAACCTTGTTCGCCCATTCGCAGATGTTGGTTTTCAAGTATTCAACATGTTTATTGCATTTAAGACTCTTGCCGCAGTCCAAAAAATGATGAGCATGGAAGCGCATAACCAAAAAAACGCATACATGTCATTAGCAAATGAAATTGAATTTGTCAGTCAAGTAAATAATAAAATGAGCGCAAATTGGACTAAAAATACCGCAATGATGATTACTTCAAATACTAATTTCGGCACTAATATAAGCGCACTAAAGGGTAAATTGCATGGTTTAACATTTCAAAATAAAATGCTTAGTCGGGGTGTTGAAGAATCAAGACAGAGAGTTACGGGATTGAATTTATCACTACAACGCAGTGGTGCGCCGGTTCAAATGGCCGCACTTGGTTGGCAAAAACTGGGTGTTTGGATGAAATATACCAACGATAATAGCAAAAATGCTACCCTTACAATGGAACAGCAGGAAATAGCACTTTTAAAGGTCAAAAATACACTGTCTATTACCGCAGATGAATTAGCCATGTATCAACAACTTAATGTGCAAGCGGCGGGTGCTACTGGCACTTTTAATGCACTACAAGAAGATGGTGTGCAAGGTTTAATGCGCAGAAAT